GCTTTAATTAGCGATATTTTGCAATACACACTAGCGTTGAAATTAGCGATTCACACAATGAATACTAACACACAACCACAAAGTGCAGCACAACTGCACACACAATGTATGGAAGTACCATACACAACTGCCAATGGTGGAGGCATTAAACCACCGCCTGGCTTTCATACGGTCCAACGACCATTTGATAGCTACGACGCGTTCATCAGCTTTTTGAAGCCGATGAACGCTGTCCCACTTGTTTATGAACTTTTTGTTACTAAACAAGGCTGGGTCCGACGAGGAGCCATTTTCTGCCAAGTAGCAGAATTATATGGCCTTTATTGGACCCAACAACTGACGTTGGAAACCATCCAACATGGCGTCGACATTTTTGTTAACTTTTTGTCATGCGCCACAGACATGCCAGCCTTGCTAGGCTCCCTCAGCAATACAGCACCACATGAGGAAGCTGAAGCTCAGGCAGGAATAGAAGTTAACGAAGGAGGACTCCTGGCATCCGCCATGGACTTTCTCAAAAGCCTCGGTTTAACTGAGGACACCATCAAGTTGATGGGCACAATTGTGCCCATAGCACTTGCAGCAGCTGCGATGTACGCAGCAGTAGTAGGTGGTGTCAAATTGACACCAGCCACACTACTTGGATTCTCAATCCATGAGCTTGCTATTCAGGCAAGAGACATGTCCACATTGCGGACCACTCTCACAGACTTGTGGGCTTTTTTAATGTCCACATTGGGGTCAGTGCTCGGATTCACATACCGCAATAACAAACAGGCGGACTACCATGCCTTATTTACTAAGGCCAAGGAACTCCACGAACGACTAAACTCTTACAATCAAGACATGCCCGGTTTGCACATGAAATTGTGCGAAAACCCCAAGTTCTTTGTGGGACTTGAAGAAGATGTCAAAACTTGGGACAAGATTATCATGGATATGGGTCGCATGGACAGTTCCACTGCTGGCATGAGAGAATTGATTACAACTATTCGTAATCAAATCTCCAGCCTGAAAGTGGCCTGGAAAACACTCACTTCCTCTGTTTTTGGAAAACAGGAGGTGACAACACTCTGGGTCCAGGGCCCACCCGGTCTTGGCAAAACACGTCTCATCCAAGATGTCAAAGATGCCTTGGCACGTTTAGAGTCCAAGGCAACCTTTATGGCCTACCCGCGCAGTGTGGGAGATCAATACTGGTCGGGCTATGCTGGCCAAGATATGGTCAGCTATGACGAATTTGGAAGTTCCACAAATGATGCAGATTTTGTTGAAGTCATCAACTCATACGGTTCGGCAGCATACTCTTTAAATTGTGCTGCTATAGATGATAAGGGCATGCCCTTTTCTAGTCGTTACGTCACAATTTGTACGAACATGACAGCCAGGTATGTGACAAAATCACCTGGCGGCACCATCACGGAACCGGCGGCAATCAATCGCCGACGGGATGTATGCATTGTTGGAACGAATTCAAGACCAACAGCGGAGGCCAGAACGAGTAACTACTATCAGAGCACCACATGGACAGTATTCCCTTCCATGGAGGGAGGCACACCACCACCTGTCACGTCAGGTCTTTACACAGAAGGCTTCGTTGACAGATTGGCAGAGTATCTCTACACTATTCAAGAGATTAAGAGAATGGACTACACCATGCGAGTGCAGCGTTTACTCGAAGGAATGAACAATCGATTTGAGGTACAACCAGAAATTCAAGCTGGTGTGCCGTTGGAAAAAATCACACGCAAGGAGCGTACCATGATTCTTCTTCTGGGAGACCCAAACACAGGTAAAACTGTGTTAGCAAGGTCACTCAGAGAGGTATCCAATGATACAGTGAAACAAGATGAATGTTTCATGGTTGGCAATCGTGCACAAACACGTGCAGCAGTACATGAAGCATATGACAACTGTACAGAGGTTCTTTTCTTGACCAGCAACATGGGTGATTTCAATGATTTCATTAATGATCTTGTTGATCCAGACGCATTTTTGCGTCGCGTTGAGATTGTTACATGCACATATAAGAAAAAGGGGTGGTTGTCCAAATATAATTACAAGGACATACAAGATGGCACACCAATTGATACGGCTGTCCAATACTTTTTCAGGGAAAAGGTATACACGAATGCTGAGCTCAAGGATGTTCTACTCCTCCATCGCAACTCCAAACCTGATGTGGAATTACAGTATTGTGATGTGCCTGAGGTGACTCTGGTCAACACAGAAGTTTCCATATATGTTGACTTGCCATATGAAACTATGGCGAATTGCACAGCCAAACACATTTACAATGCATTGCGCATGAAAGGAGGCAATAAGGCAGCATTTGGAATAATGTTCGCACCTGTGATATACAAGTTGCAGGCAATTGCAACTGAGTTGCAAAGGCCTACTATGCGCGGACTTATCCGTGAAGTAAACAAGCGCAAGGTCAAAATGAACTGTTCAGTGTCTTTCAACCTCATTTTTTCAGATGAGGTGGTCTTTGTGACTACCAGTGACACAGGATTTCTTGTCTTGTGCATGGCCAGTAACCGTGTTTCTTATGAGAAGAGACAAGGTGCACTGATTATGAAGTTGGATGGCGTTGATGAATGGGAAACTACAGACTCAATGATAATCACAGCGATGGAGAAGCTACAGGAGATCAAGGAAGCACCAAAAGCGTCTATTACTGACGCTTTAGTGCATGTTCACGTCAAACTTTTTGAGTATTTCATAAAGTTCGTGAAAGGTGCGACGGCTTCGTACGTGATTTACAATGCTTGCAAGGCTAAAATGCCACAGGATGGCATGCATGAGTCAGCCAACATATTGAACTCTTATGATCCAATTGCCTTGAGGTGCAAGAAACCCGTGTACGAATCCCCACCGGATTATCTGACAGGGGGTTTGTCTGGTGCAAGTAGCATGGCAGACATACCAGATGTGACATGGAAAACGAAGGACGCTTATGTGTCTGACCTCAAGGTCAAACATAAGAAGATGGCGGATGCAATGAAGGACACCCCATCCAGCACTATGTCCTGGGCCGATGAACCATGGTCAGAATTTGAGGCATACAAAGACAAGACTTCTGAAGATGTTGCTTTAGTTTTCAACAAGCAAAACCTGGATGTGTTCTCTTCCAAGTTGGGACCAGAAAAAAGAGTTTGTTCCGTGCAATTCACACATGGCAATTTTGGTTTTGGGCCAGGTCATGTTGATTACGACTCAGGGGAGTTTTACATCACAGTCGGGGACACCAACTACATGTTGCATCTGGCTGCCAAGGATGAGACACGGGACTTGGCAATCGTACATATTGACCGACCAGCTAAGTTCAAGGATTTGCGTAGGTTGCTCAGGCCAAAGACACAAAGCATTAACTTGTCAAACATGCCAGCAGACGTCTATCTTAGGCGACAAGGTGCGCCATTTGTGCGCACAATGTATCTGCAGGCAGTTATGGTAGCGAAGGTCTCTAACAAACCAGTGACATGCATCAAGTACACTGCCACCCCAATGGCAGTTGCGTCCTACGAGATGCCTGGTTGTCAGACTACGTTTGGCGATTGTGGCAGTGCAGTCTTTATCCAGAACACAAATGTGCCGTATAAGTTTGTTGGTATTCATGTTGCAGGTGCAAGTGCAGGATACGCCACACCGATATATGCTGAGGATGCTATTTTGGAGGAAACTGCGCCTGAAGCTGCTACTAAACAATCTCTGATTACCGTCCTTGATTGGCAGGGAATACTGCAACCAACACAAGCAGAGGTTGACAGCTATAATGGCCCTGCTGGTTTTCAGGTTATAGGAGTTGCAGGCAATTTCAAGGAAGGAGACCGCAGCAGGTTTCGGATTGAGATCACCAAGAAAACGCGGATTTATCCATCTCCGCTTCATGACAACCCCAACTCAAAGATTGAGAATATGTTCCCGACACAGTTTGAACCAGCTGTGTTCGTTAGGTCTGACAAGCGCCTTCTCAATGATGTACATCCATATGATGAGTCAGTGAAGAAATGGTCCCATCCACAACCAGAAATGGATATGGACCTATTGGAGCAGTGTGTGGAGAATGTTGCTACTAGATTAACACATTTGGTGCAACAGTCACATGCCACGATGCGCCTTCTTACAACAAAGGAGGCGATCAATGGTTGTGAGTCAATACCACACTTGAGCAAGATAGACAGAAAGACCTCTCCAGGATTTCCAGATGTTCATGTCTTGCCAGCTGGTTCAAAGAAGGACAAATACTTCGCACTGTCTGAGAAAGAGAACATCCATGTTCTCAATGACACATATGGCAAGAAGTTAGGCCGGGAACTTGATGAATTCATTCGTTCATGTTACAAAGGAGAAAGGACAGGTGTCGTTTTTGCAACGGCCTTGAAGGATGAGGCTTTGAAGATGAGCAAAATCGATTCAGGAGCAACCCGTTCTATCACGGGCAGCCCAACGTATTTCACGTTGGCCCACCGCAAATTGTGCGGTGCAGCACTGGCAGCAATAACTGCCACATACAGGGAACACCCCATCAAGGTGGGGATTAATGCTGCCTCACAAGATTGGCATGATCTGTACACGTTTCTCTCAAGAACAGGCACAGTGGGCTTTGATGCAGACTATAAGAATTTTGATGCCACAATACCAGGCGTAGTGTTGGCACAAATACACAAAGTCTACAACAAGATCTACCAAGAATGTGATGACAAGTGGTGTCCTGAAGATGACCTAGCTCGTAAAACACTTTATGAGCATTTGGTTGGTCCTCTGATCAATTACCACTTCTTCATCGTCCAATGCCCAGGAGGGCACGTGTCAGGCCAACCAGCCACAGCAACAGACAATTCCATTGTCAACTGGATTTATTATCTGTATGTCTGGATGACATTGGCTCGTAAACATGCCCCTGCCAGGGCTTCA